ATGAACCCGCCCTACTGGCAGACAGAAGGATATGGAGTACCCTTTGGCATAGAGCGGTACGAAGAAATGGCGAACATGCTAGCAAAGCTGAAAGGCAAGGCCATCATCAGCTTCAACGACCACCCAGACATCCGCCGGATCTTCGCGGACTACCATATCGAAACCACCGACATCCGCTACACCGTCGGCGGCGGCCAAGGCTCAGATGCCAAAGAGGTGCTGATCTTTAGCTGGGATGTGGAAGCTGAACCGGCGGGACTCTTTTGATACTCCTTAAGGAAAAAAATGACGTATGAAATAGAAGTATTCACTGACGCTCGGGAGCTAATAAATTATTTATCTCCTTTACGTGAAGAACTTTGGGACAGAAATCGAATTTACCGTGGACATGGTAGTGAAAAATTCAATTTATGCCCTTCAGTATTCAGGAGCAGCCCCTGCCCCCAAAAGGGGGTTCCATCCACGTTCGAGATAGGTCAGCATGTGAACTACGAGCTGACCATCTTAGGTAACTTTCTGAATGGGTGTGATGCTTCAGGTATACAAGTGCCAGGTGACAGTTCTACGCTCAGAATGAAGCTGGATAACAAACATCGCGATGTGGCACTCTTCAACGATTCTGATGGCTGGCCCTACAATGATGCCTTGTCTCTATTAGCCACCGCCCAGCATCACGGCGTGCCTACCTGCCTTCTTGACTGGACCAAACGTTCTTATGTCGCTGCTTACTTTGCTGCCTCGCAAGCGCTGCGGGGGCTTGAAAGCGCTCTCCTAACCGGAAATCGGGGGGAAAAGCCTAAAGAGTTAGTCGTGTGGTCATTGAGCGTCATGCATAATCGAAAATGGAAACTAGTTAAATACATAGAAGCACAGGGGTTTGTTAGCGTTAACAGGGCTGCTCAAGAAGGTGTTTTCACGGCCACTTCGTTAGATGCGATCGGACAGAGAGGTATTAAAGGAGCATCCCTCGAAAATCTAGAGGAAATGTATAGACCATCACTCCAAGGAAGACCTCGTCTAGGCAGGTATAGCCTTCCAATCAATGAGTCTGCACACCTTTTAAAGCTATGTGCTGCCTTTGGAGTTAAAGGATCGACTTTGTTTCCAGGTTATGAGGGTGTGGCCAGGGAGGTTGAGGACATTAGGCTAGCTAGCCGATACAAATCACATTGAGGCTAGCAAGGAGTTATGCCAAAAGAACTGCTAAATCAGCAATAGCTCGTTGACGCCCACATATGCCAAATATGATGCAGATGTGTGCCAAATACGGCGCGAGCTTACAACCGAGCAAGGGACGCGGTAGCCAAGCGGCAATCACGTTCTCATCACGTTAAAGAACCGGTTGATAATATCGAAGTGTTACTGGCGAGGAAAAAGAAAGCTTAGAAACGAAAAAAGCCCCTGACGAATCAGGGGCTTTTCGGAATAAGTGGCGGAGGGACAGGGATTCGAACCCTGGATAGGCTATTAACCTATGCCGGTTTTCAAGACCTACCCATTCAGCCGCCAGCTATCATAACCAACTGATTTAAATAACATAACACGCTGGGCGCAGTGTGTACCAAACAACCCACTTTCTCAATTTTAGCCAGCTAGACACACTAAATTGCAAACCTCTGGCACAATCTGGACACATCGATTAAGTGGATAGGTGAAATTATGTATAGCGGAATGGCGCATCAATGGATGGAAAGCATAGGCATAACTGCAGCATGGGTTCAGGCTTGGGGGTCTATCGGAGCCCTATGCATTGCAATTGCACTGGCTTTTTATAATCAAAAACGTGAACAAAAAAGAGAAAAAGCAAAACAAGTTCAGTATATGGAGGCGATCTCAGCTATCAGCAGCGAGGCCTTACAAGCTGTATCTTCTATCATCTCGGAAATGCGCTCAGGTTCGATACATGACAATGACATCACGACCAATGAACTTGATCGATGCGCTCAAGCACTGGCCACAATTACCCTAGAATCCCTACCTAATGCCAAAGCCTACATGGCTATTTACCAGCTACGAAAGGAAATTCAAGGAATTGGCTACATCGTCTCATGTCAGCACGATTACGACTTAGTCATTTCCTCTAGCACATTAGATGAAGTCTCAAAGGCTGCGGCGCGGCTCAAGCAAGCCGATGAAGAGTTTTCAAAAGCGCTGAGGCTTGCTAGGTGATAACCAGCCTTTGTAATCCCACTTTCTTTCTCACCAATAACAAAAAGTTTTTGGTCGAGGCTTAGAATTATGAGTTCAAAGTGAAGAATAGCTAGCAATGAGAATTCGAGAATAATTTTGCCTTCCATGGCAACTTTGAATCCATTCATGCATTATCTTCCATGTGAGACGCTTCCGACTTCTTTGCGGCGTTCCCTGGCGTCACGCACTCATATTAGCAGAGTTATAAAACCACTGATGTAAGAGATCGCGGACAGTTTTTGTAAGCTATGGCTTACACAAACACAAAAAAACCGCTTTCGCGGCCGTTGGTCTGTTGCTTTTTAAGCCCTACCAGTTGATAGCGTTTGCGGCTTCACCTGTTTCAGCAGCCCTAACGGCTTTCACCAACCGCTGCCTCTTTCCTGTCAACTGCTGAAACTGCGTAAACATCTCCGCATTCCCAATAACAGCTTCGCAAAGTTCAGCCAGTGTCTCCGTTCCATCTTCCCCGTTACGGCCTAGTAATATCGCATCAAGCACCGGTGTTGCAGGGGCATCACCCTCTTGGTCCTCATCCCATGCGAGATATGCGCGAGCCTCGCGGTTTTGCTCCGTCCACGACTGCTGTTCCACTTCGGGATATTCTTTGATTAAGGGGGCAGCAGCGGCAGTGTACGCCGCATTGATCTCTGCGATCTTTGCTGCCTGAGCGTCTGCTAGTAGCTCAGCGTCTGTTTTGGGTAACGTTACTTCTGCGTCATTAAGCCAGCTCATTCGATTACCTCATCTTCAGCTTCAGGAACTACATCGTATAGCGGTAGCTCGATAGGCCCATTATGATTTTCTAATACGATAGGTATGGGGAACCGTGTTTCGTGTGGAGCACTCGGGCCATGCCCTAAGCGGATAGAGCATTCGTACTCATCTCCGTTACGTTTGACTATTCCAAGTTCTGGGTGCTGTGCTCTTGCATCGTCGGGTAGTTCCGACAAGTCGTAACCTATGCCGTTGACTGTTAGTACTGTGCCGTGGATATAGGCAGTCGTCGCTACCTCACTACGGACTGGGGATAGGTTAAGTAGTAGTTTCATTAGACGCTCCTTTAATACCAACGACCCATTGCAAGGTATGCAAAAGGGATCGTAACTAAGCCTAAGTTCGAAGTGGCCATAGGCCGAAAACTGATCGCGGGCTGGGAGGTGACGGTAAATACGGTTGTAGAGACCACGCCTATAAGAGAGCCAGCGGAGCTGACCTTTTTCACGTCGAAAAACGACCAAGTTCCGTCAATAGCGATGGGGATTAATAGGTTGGTCGTGGTGTACAGTGGCCCGGAAGGTTGCGAAACGTCAGCCTCCAGGCTCTGGATCCCATAGGCGATGAGAGTGCCATCCGCAAATTTGATATAGGTTCCGTTGGAACTCACACCCCTCTCAATAATGGCCCCTGTGGGGATTCCACCCTCGTGGGAGGCTGTACCCAGGATATTCTTGTTGTTGTACACGCTAAAATCACTGACAACATTATCTCCTGTCCACCCTCTAACCGACAATGAGTCGGGGCCGAACATCAGCCTAGCCGACCTATCACTGGAAGAACGATAGAAGTCAATTCCAGGCCAATAAGCTGACCCAGAGGGGGCACCAGTCGCATTAATGCCTGCGCCAATGTAAAATTCGTTGCGATCTGGAGGGACGTCAAAATCTGACAGCAGGTAACCTTCCCGCCCCAGCCCAAACGCACCCAATGCCATTAAATCTCCGCCTGAGCCTATGACTCCACGCCCAAGTAACGGCCCCAATTGGGAAATAATACTGTTAAGCGTTGCCACATCAGGAAACTCAGCGATCAACTCGGCGCTTGATCCCTGTCTACGATAGAGGCGCATGTAAGCACCGTTACCTGGAACGCTGAAATATTTACCATCCGCAACGGACTGGCGGCCTTCTGTCACCGTTGGGTAGACAGCGTTAAGACCGGCCGATGCGTCACGCCACCGCTGAGCTTCTTTTATAAGCTCGGCTATCTTTACGTTGTTCTCAGCTAACAGCTGCTCTGCTGCGCTCATAGTGCCTCCTTAAACTCATTCAAAATGCGGTGCATTGCGGCGGCGTTGGTGGCACTACGCACATCGGCCTTGGCCTTGATGCGCTTCAGCTCGACGGCGTTAACGCGCTGCTGGCGGGCATTGTGGTTGCGTAGTACCGCGTTACGCACAGCGTTTGCATCGGTACCCAGTGCCTCGGCTTCCGCATCGAGCAGCGGTCCACCGCCTGCCTTTGCTTGTGCTAGCTTTTCTCGATAAACCTCGGCTTGTGCAGGATCTAAACGGCGAGCGTCGGCGGCAGCGTTATCGATTGCTGCTAGGTAGTGAGCCTCGGCGTCGGGCAAGGTTTTGAACGTGTTTGCGTTAAGCGTCGCCAACTGTCACCTCCGTCTCATGATCTAAGTAGTTAACCCGCCCTGATAATGTAATTAGGTAGGTTCCAGGAACGTCGTACTCGATTAATAACGGTTCGTTATCCGTTATAGTGCTTAACTTGTTTGTTGACACCGTAAGACCTGTAGGTAAACCGGTTAAAGTAACGACCAGCCCTTCTACCTTTAAGTCATACGGTATTTCTTCCCTCTCCCTAATTTCGTTAGGTGTAGTTGCCACATCTACATAATGAGTGTCATCAGATATATCCGAGCCCTCCGGTACTTCTATGTAGCGAGCACCGCCCGTTATTACCTGAGATATTTCGCCGTTAAACTTTGAAACTACGTAAGTAGGCATTTAGTTGTCCTTTAGCGTCAGGGTACTAATCATCCGGTGAGAGACTTGAAACTGCAGGCCGCTCTGTGTGCCTGCTCCGCGCAAATAAAGCCTAAATGTCCGCCCGCCGCTTTTCGCTGGGCGCTCTATCGTGAAAGAAATCGCTTGTCGCGTGTAATCAAACGCGGTGTTTGAATATCCCGCTCTTAGTACTTCTGTTGCATAGCGACTCACTCCGTCTTCTTCCAGCTGCGCGTACACAGGAAATTTACCCGTGGTATCTACGAGTACTCTGAATGAGCAGGTGATCTGAATAGGACCTGGGGATTCCGGTAAATACAGGGCTTGAATTTGCTTCCAGTTAGTCCACCCGCCCACGTCATTACTGCCCCCCGCAGCGCCAAGAACTATCGTGCCTCCGGTGTAGGCGGATGAAGGGATCGTTATTGCTTGCCCTTTAACTTGTAACGTATCGACATAAGCGTCTCCGGTGAAAATTTTGTTGCCGTCTATTCGAGTAGAACCTGGGCGTGTCCAATCACCGGTTCGTGTGTTAGCAGCGTTGGCGCGATCACGTACGAGTCCTGCAGTGGCTCCTTCCAAGTTTTCGTACGCGATAGCGTCCTTGCTTGCTAACGCTCCAAGCCCATTAACCTGCTCACTACTGACAACGATCTCGTTGGCAGCGATGTACCTAGCCCTCAGCTTGCCGTCTTCAAACACCAGGCTGCCGTCACCACTGCGCAACTTAGTGAATAGCAGCTTATTGATCAGTGCGTCGTTGATGACCGCGCTGCCGCCGCTCAGGATCATCGGGAAAACCTCATTCCCCGTGCTGGGATGAGCAAAGGCGATCTGATCAGCGATAACAACGAAGCGACTTTTCTCTCCGTCATCTCCTAGCCCGATGCCGCTAACGCGACCGTTGTTATCAACCCGCAGCGTCCACATCGCTTCTAGCCGAGAAGTGGTCTGGTTGTACTGCACTTGGGTTGCTTGCTGAACGCTGCCAGTTCATCGTCGAACTCGACTTGAACGGTGTCGATTCGCTCAGATAACGCGTTAACAGCGCTGGCTCGGGTGTTGGCCTCACTCTGAATTGCTGATGTGTTACCACTGGCGGTGCTGGCAACCGTGTTAATGCGCGTGGATAGCGCCTGATCCTCCGTTGCTCGGGTAGATGCCTCAGAGCTAATGGCAGCGGTGTTGGCATTTGTGGTGCTAACAACAGAGTCGATGCGCGTAGATAACGCTGCATCCTTGGTTACCCTAGTGGACGCCTCAGAACTGATGGCGGCAGCGTTGGCATTCGTGGTGCTGACAACCGTGTCAATACGACTGGATAACGCTGCATCCTGGTTTGCCCTTGTGGACGCCTCAGAATTGATAGCAGCGGTGTTGGCACCGGCAGTACTAACAACGGAATCTATGCGCTTTGCAAGGGACTCATCGACACGGTAGCCACGAATATTGGTTACGTATAAGGGTCCGTTTCCGCCGCCCAGCCTGCGGACCATGACTCTTGCGGTTACTGCCCAGTCGGGTGCAACCACAGTGTATGGCGCTGTTTTACTCCACGCCGTGCTACCTGCGTTACCAGGAAGGTACTGCCAACTACGATTAGAGTTGTCTTCGCTCTGCCAACCGATGTAGAGCCTGAAATCCACATCGGGTGAGTTCCCCCCGCTGGCATAGTCAACTATCAGCGAATATGTATCCCCGCTGACCACCTCCATCCACTCAGTTGCAAGCGTTTGATCATCTGACGACGGTGGTATATGGACTGCATAAAGCGCCGGAATTGTTTTTATCGCGTTAGTGCCGCTATCAAGGTCCTTCTGCACAACGGACATGTCTGAACCGACCAACGCCCAATCTGTAAAGTCCCCTGTGCTGAACAGGCCGTTTCTAATTAGGCTTTCGCCGGTAATCGAGGTCTCGATGCGGGTGTTAACCGCGGCAACATCCGCGCCGAATGTCGATACGACATAATCGATGCGTGTAGAGAGCGCTTGATCTTCCGTTGCGCGGGTAGATGCTTCACTCTGAATCGCGGCGGTGTTTGCTCCTGTAGTGCTAACCACGGAGTCGATGCGCGAAGATAACGCCTGGTCTGCCGTTGCTCTGGTAGCCGACTCAGTATTTATGGCGGCGGTGTTGGCACCGGTAGTGCTAACTACGGAGCTAATTCGCGTGGATAGTGCCTCATCCTCGGTCGCTCTCGTCGTTGCTTCGTCACTGATGGCTGCAACATTGCCGTCAATCCGAGCACCTTGCTGGCTTATCTGCTTAGCGAGCGCTTCATCTTCCGTCGCCCTTACTAGCTTTTCACTCTCGATAACTGAAAAAGCATCATCGATCTGAGCAGTAAGTCGTTCATTAACGACCGTTTGCGCTTCTTTATCAGTAGTGCGCGCCTCAACGGTGTATTTATACGAAGCCGAGTTAGCGCCCTCAGCAGCTACTAGCAGGCGCTGCAAGGATGCCAAGTATTCATCTTCCGACGCGCTGACAGTGCGCATCTCCTCAAGCGCCGCCTCGCCGTCTTCAATTTGCGCACTCTGCTGATCTAACTTCTGAGCCAGCGCCTCGGTTTCAGTCGTCCACGCTTCGCGTTCTGCGGTGATCGCCGCTGCGTTATCCTCCGTTGACGCCTGCAGGGTTAATACATCGGACGCTAGTGCATCTGTCAGCGTAGAGCGTGTCGTAATCTCGCTCTGAATAGCTGCCGCGTTCTCTGCAAGCTGTGACTCAAAGCCGCTCAGCTCTTGTGCTACTGCCTGTTCCTGATCAACCAGCGCCTGCTGGATCTGCTCGATCGCAGCGGTTACTTCAGGTATGTCAGTTTCGGCATAGGTGACCAGAACGCGATCCACAAGCACGCCTGAGCCGCTATCAGCAGTGTCACCCCATATTGAAATCGCATGCTCAGCGGTTCCTGTCCCTTCGGGCACATCCACAACTATGTCATGAAACGACCACTCGGTTGACGGCGTAAACCTCTGCCAATCAACTGCTTGCCCGTCCACTTGATACGCTAATGCGAACTCATTTGACGCACCGTTTTCGGGTTGTTTGGCGTAAATAGCTAGGCGAATTTCATGGCCGGCAAACTCAACGGCAGTTTCCGGCGCGATAATACGCCGGACGCCGCCCCCAGTCGGGTTAGCCCCGCCCGCCGTGGCGGTGATCAGTGCTGACTGTAGCCCGCTATACACCCCACTGGTGACAGCGCTAATAGCATTACCAGTGGTGGCATTCCAAGCATCAAAGTCGGCACCAGGCTCAAACCCACTGTTAAGCGAGGGACGGGTATCAAGGCGTGCAGACAGGATGCCGACCTGAGTGGCCAGCGAGCTAACTTGATTAATGCGGATCTGCCGTTCATCAAGTATCAGTGCGTCGTTATCATCAACTCGCCCGCTTAGTTGGTTTATCTGCGTCGCGAATACTTCAGACTCATTGACGCGAATCTGCGTCATCGTATAAATGGACGCCGCGGTTGCATCGTAGGCCGCTGCGATCGCGTTAATCTCTAACCCGAGCAAGCCAAATTCGTTCTCTACCTGCTCACTCAGTTGCGTGATGGCTACCGTGCGGTTTTCAGTTTCAGCTGCGATTGCTTGGGCACGGGCTTGGGCTTCAGCATTAAACGAGTCAATGCGCTCGGCGCGTTCTTGGTCTAACGCATCAATACGCGCCTGCTGCTCATCCGCCACCGCTTGCGCGGCCTGAGACTCCACTGAGTCGATCGCATCTGTCAGTTGTTGAGCTTGATCTGCCAGTGCCGCCGCACGAGCCTGGGACTCAGCTATCAACGCGTCTGCTTGGGACTGAGCCTGATTCGCAATTTCCTGAGCCCTAGCCGCTGCTTCCTCCGCCAACCGTTGCGCTACGGAACCATCCATTCCCTCTGGGCCAGAGATTTTCTCAATTTCTTGACGAAGTTGTGGCCAGAGGTGTGACGCTCTTATTTCGTCACTGAGAACCTGCAGGATCTTTTCTGGGTCACTGTCCGTTGTAGCTTGTACTGGGTACCAGTCACTGACGCCGTAAGCGTTGGTGCCCCTGATGTAGTAGAAGTAAGTGGTTCCATGGCTTAACTCGGTGTCCGTTAGGCTGGTGGACACCGTTAGCCTTACCGCGTTACTGGTTATCTGGTCGGACTGCAGCGCCGCGTTGCTACGCCAGAACTCGTACATTTGGCCGGGATAGGCACCCCGAGGTATCAAGGTTATCGTGAACGTGCCGATGATCACGTCAACGCTGTCAGGGGGAACCGGAAGCAGTAGCCCTCCGATATTCGTTGTCAGGGTGGACCAGGGCGATGCAGTCCCAATACCCGTCACACCGCGAACCCGTATCATCCACTGACCTGACTCCACGTCACGAAGGTCCACACTGGTCCCGCTTTCCGTATAGACAGTTCTCCAGCGCAGGTCGCTTGGGCCTTGCACTTCAACGATGTAACGTAAGACGCGTGGGTCATCGCTGGGTGTCCAACTTATGGTCATGCCTTGGTGTTCGGTGCCGCCCGCTAGATACTTGTAAGCCTCAGCAGTGAGACTGTAAGGGCCTACAACTGGGCCAGTAGGTAGCAGAGAGTAGTTGGGCAACTCAAGATCAATGCCAAGCTCAATGCGTGCGTACTTCGTTGGGTCGTGCTCAAGTGCGGTGATGTGATACACCCGCGCCGCTTCTTCGATGTTCGCAAGCACACGAAAGCGCCGGGGTTCTACAGCTTGACTCGATAGAATCCAAACCGCGCCTGCAATGGGTGCAGCTGAAAGCGGATTTGCCAGCGTGACGACATCGCCGTTAAAGCCAGATACAGCACGGCGCTCTACTGCCCCGCTCGGCAGCATCACGTCTAAAAACCAGTTCGCACCGCTGGCCTGCTCAGGCACTTTATCCAGCGTGAGTGCAGCGGTGCCGCTGGTTACAATTCGTCCTCCCAACCGCGCGCCGGCGGTGGTCGGGTCAGATACACTGATAATATCCCCAGGGCGAATATCGGCATGATCGATGCTCGCCCTGTAGCTGACTGTTTCGGTTTCAGCACGCTCACTGGCTAGCGTCCATTTACCCAATCGGTGGGCTTGCCCGCGTGAGGTACACGCTACCGCATTAATTTCCAGTGACCGCCAGCCGTATTGCTCAATGGCCTCAGCATCTTCAACTACCTCAACCTGCTGCCGGTAGTTATCATTGGGGTCGTTGTAGCTCACAATGGCGACGCTATGACGCGCTTTTAGCCCGGTGCATTCATACACAAACTCGCCATCAATCACGTTGGCAGGCGTAACCAGCTTCACCGGGTCGGCGGGCATATCTGCCACCGGCATGACCGTATTGGTGCCCCAGTAGGTCATGCCACGAAACGCACTAGCGAGCGTATGCAGCGCGGTGATGGCTTCCTCTTGGCTGGCAAGCACGGTGTTGAAAGTGAAACGTGGCTCTTCGCCGCCGAAGCCGTCCGGTACCAACTCATCACAGTATTGGGCGATCTGGTAAAGCGCCCACTTATCGACGTTCGCAAGCGCCGCGCCGTATCGGGTTTTCGTTGCCAGGTCGTAGTAACACCAGGCCGGGTTATCACTCCACGCTAGTTTGAAATTGCCACTCCAAAAGCCGGTGTAGGTTCGGGTGGTCGGGTTGTAATTATCCGGCACGCGGATGATGAGTCCTTTTACGTCATAGCTACGGGCCGGGATCTGGTTACCGAACTGCTGAGCATCGACTTCCAGCGCTACCAGAGCGGTGTCTGGGTAGCTCAGCTTGGCGTCGATCACTTCAGTGTAAGTGGCCCAATAGGTGGCGTTATTGAGCGTGACCACATCGCTGTCGGGGGTAATACGGCGCATGCGTACATCCCAAGGGCCACTACCGATTAGCTCAATGCGATAGGTGCGCTGGTACGGGCTGGTGGTTTTACCCGCGATAGTGTCACGCTTACACTCTTCCCACACGCCGTCCATGGGCCTAATGTCAATGGCAACCTCAACGGATGCGCCGACTAAATCGCCGTTGCTGGTGTCCTGCTCATTGAGCGCAGGTAGCTTCAAGGTGACGCGCACCGCATCGGCGTCTAAATTGCCCACGGTGCGCACGATGGGCGCTCCTTGGGTCACTTCGGTAGAAACATCGTTAGCGGTTTCGACCGCAGGAAAGCCGGGGATATGGGCCTGATCAGGCTCACCATTGCGCGTGTGAACAGTAACGCCCTGGAAGTTGAACTCGTCGCTTTCGTCCTGCAGCGGGGTGTCATCCAGATAAACAGACTTAAGACCATTAACCAGGCCAACGATCTCACCTTCGCCAATAGCATCGATAAGGCGCGCTTTGGAGGTAGAGCGAAGCGTATTAGGCGCTTCCTGTGGCGTGCGCTGGCTGCCGCCACCCTCTTTACCGCCACCGCCCGCACCTTCAATCAGCTGTTTCATGCATCCAATTCCTCAGCGGTCATCCCCGCACTAATTACGATGCTGCCGGTTTTCATACGCCCGTAAATCACGGGCATAGGCAGGCCTTGCGTAGACGTATTCACGGGGCCATCGAACAGAAATGAAGGCCGCTGGTCGGGCCGTTCACGCTCTTCGTAATTACTTTGGGGCGACGGCGATAACATCATCGAGACGCCTCCCAGCGCGAGGCTTACACCCAGCCCGGCCACCGCGCCTTGAGTGATGATGCCCGCACCAAAAGCACCCGCACCAGGTACTAGAAAGCTGGCTCCAATTAGTGCCGCACCTGCCAAGGCTTTGCCTACGCCATCGCTGCCTGCTCCTTCGATAGCAGGCATAAGGTGCAGGGTGTCGGTGTTGCCCAGTGCCAGCGCTAAACCATGGGCATCCAGCGGGGTGCCATGCTGTGCGCTACCGCGCACCACCTGCCACTTCCCTTGCGCTAATGCGTCACGAAACCCTACTAACTGGGCACATAAGGCACGCACCACTTCGGCGGTATCGCGCGCCGCCAATGAAAAAGGCCCGCCGAAGCGAGCCTTTAAGGAACCGTGCAAGTGACACTCAATCATCAATCTAACTCGCTATGTCGACACCAGTGGGTGATATACGGCAGCCAGCGGCCAATAGGCTCACGCACTGAAAGTCGTGATGGATCTACAGGGAGCTTGCCGCAAGGGTGGTGCAGTACTAGCCCCCGCTCCAATACGATGCCACCGTGGCTAGGCACTGGGCTGCGCAGCTGGGCTAGCCACATGTCACCAGGGCGCGCCTCGCTTTGCTCGATCAGCCGAAAGCCCGCAGCGGCAAAGCCATCGCAGTAAAGATCCTGGCCGTTACGCCACCACTCCCAGGAGCGCGGATACTCCGGCAGCGTGATGCTATGACGTTCTGCGTAGTAGTCGCGTATCAATCCGTAGCAATCGGCAATGCCGTGTACAAAACCGCGCCCTAACAGTGGTGGGCACTCATCATGGCCCCACCAGCGTATGGGTGTTGACTGCTCGCCATCGGTGGCCACAATACCCCACGGCACCCCGCTGGCTATCTGACCACGCATATCGGCCTCGCTTGGGCAGTCGGGATAATCCGGATGGCTGTGTACCACTGCCAACAACCCCGCAGCCTGGGCGGCAAGCATGTCCCGTTTGATTACACGAAACGTGGCAGCTGGATCGGTGGCCACGTTCTCGACCTGCTTGCAGCCCTGGGAAGTGATGAGCCACACCGCCTCATTGGGGTACGCCGCCAACGCGCCGGCGCGGATCTTTTCAGCGTATTGATCAAACACGACCTACTCCCGGAAACGCCCGCGTAGGCAATACCCCGTTTTGCCCAAATCGTAAGCGGCAATCACTCAGCCGCTTACCGCACTTGTCGTCACCATGGGCAGCAGTACTTCCGCTGGGCTCCCATTCGCCGGCGCCTGCATAGGGACAGGTCACGCCCTCATAGCGGTATTGGGTGCCATCCCACCAGCGGTACCGGTGTGTGCAGCTATCGCGCAACACCTGCCGGGCGGGGATCTTACGCCCCTGTTGATCCATCTCAACCGATAGCTCGAACGTAATGGCCGTGCGGTTCTGCGCTTGTTTGCGCTCAATGGTGTAGTGATCGACCGGAAACAGCGCTTCCGGATCGGGGTCACTACCATCGTCCAGGTGCTTGCGATAAGTACGCAGTCGTTTAAACGGCGCACCTATCAAATCATCAGCGCTTAAGACCAAGCTTAAAAAGGCTAGCTGCATGGCGGTAATGCTAAGTGTGGGTCGGGGCAAAGTACCCTGCCCGCCCCACTCAAACCCATCAGCCTGAATAGGCAAGGGTTGGTACTGGTAGCCGTTGAACAAGGCCGGGCCACCGTTTATTGGCTCCGGGCAAAAACGCAAAATACCATCACCATACTTACGCGCGTCTAACTCAAATAATGTCACGATGGCGTCTTGCTTCAGCTGCTGGGACTCACGGGCAATCAATTGGCTCATGGCGTGAAATCCTCTTCAAATGTCGCGGTTATCGTGGCGTAGAGCGCTGACGTTGGCCGGGGCCCAGACAGAGACACGCATACAAACTTACGCGGCGCTGTCTCCCATGGGGGTACCCACCAGAATGGTGTTGTTTTCAACCGTTCAAAAAGGAATGGGTAGAGCGTGTCGTATTCGCCACGGTCTAGTTCCGTCCAAGCCAGCCGCCAATCCGTGCGACGGGCATTCACTCCCACCACGGCGCGTTGCTTATAGCCATCGCCAAACTGCACTTCATCAACGTTAGCCACGGGTATAGGATCCGCACCAAAGTCGGGCGGAATATCCGGTAGTGTTGCAATGGCCATGCGATCTCCTAACGTTTAAACAGCATGCCGCCAGGGCGGGCTTCGCGCTGCAACACGCGCACCACCACACCTTCCATGGCCTTACCCATCGCTTGCCCTTGTTGCTGGGCTTGCTCTGGGCTCATGCCGGGGGCGGCTTGAACGGTGACAGGGGCATGAACTTCTAGGCGGTAGGTGTCGCCACGGCTGCGCTCACGTGGGGATTTTGGTGACGGCATGGGCCTGGGTGCATCCACATAGCCACCCGACGCATACCCTTTGAATTGCCGAGGTGCGGGAGATGGCGGGGCCACATAGCCACCGCTGGCATACCCACGCCCTTCATTAAGGGCTTCCAGCATCGAGCGAACGCCGGGACGCCTTACCACTTCGCTACGCACAACGAACTCTTCGGCATGCACAATGCCTGCAGGCTGGTATTTACTGCCGGGGCCAGTCCAGCCGCCGCCTGAAAAGCCACCAATTTGCGACATAAAGCCGCCTTCAATCGGCGCGGGCGATCCAAAGAAACCACCGATAGCACTCGATAGCGCCCCCCCTAACGGGGCCGTAACTGTCTCTCTCAGCGCGATACGCGCCATATCCTCGGCAATGCCCCCCAGCACCCCGCGCAGCTTCTCACCGCGCAAAATGGCTCCTTCAAATGCGCTCTCGAAGCTAAAGCCAAGATCCTGCATAGCCCGGTTGACCTGGTCGGCAGTGCGCTGGGTGCTCACGCCATACGCCTCGCCCACGCTCTTGGCCGAGCGGGTGCCCGCTTCCAAGCGCTCCATGGCGGCCAAGTAACGGGTAGCGCCAATTTCCCCCCGCGCCAGCGCCAGGGCGATCAGCTCTTGCTCTTCGCGGTACTGACGCTGTGACGCCTCCAGAGGGAATAAACGATCTTGCAGGCTCTGCAAGCTGGCCTGAAAGCGCTCATATTCGCGGCGCGCTTCTTCGGCGGCTTTGGCGGCAGCTTTGGTCGCTTCGTCGTTATCGCGCAATATCGGCGGAATCGTGACAGCCGTACCGCCGAACGACTCGAAACGGGTTTCCAGTTGTTCTAACGCTTCTTCGTGCGCCTTTATTTCTGCGACAGTTTTCGGGCTATGAATACCTTGAACAATGCCGCCTTCTGCGCTTTGAATAGCGCGGGCTTGCCGGCCTGTCTCACCGGGGGCCACTCCAAGCACACCATTGCCACGCCTGCGCTGACTATCGGCGGCGGTACCTACTTCTGTTACATCGATAAACGACGTTTTTAGCTTTTCTAAATCAGACGTTAGCTCGGCAATACGGTTTTGCACCACTGCCCGGCTCATATCGTCGATGCGTCCGGTCAGCTCCGCAACGCGATCCGCTGACGCGGTGATCTCTGGTTGCACCAGCCCAAGTTCTTCGCGGAAGTGGTACAAGCCCGCGCCAGCGATCAGCAGCACGCCCGCCGGACCACCCAAAAAACCCATGGTTGCGGTCAGCGTTCTAGCAACTACATTCGCCCGCGTCATGGCAGCAGTCTGGGTAGTGAGCGATGCAGCATGGGCACGCTCAGCCGCAATTAGACGCTGGTTAGCAGCAGCAAGCTGGTGAATAGCCCTTGTACGGTTTTGAGTATTCCCTGTAGCAATAGCGGTTTGTTGGGCGCTAGCCAATGCCCGTCTCGCGGCTGCTTGCTCTGATTGCGCTACACGCAGATTCTCCGCTGTTTTGGCTTTTAGAGCGGTTGCATGGGCCACATCGGCGCGCATTTCGGCCATGGTGGCGGCAATCCGGCCATACGTGGCTGACGTGGCCGCACCTATCTGCGGTAGCAGGCGCGCCGCGTATAAGGTGGCCAACGCTCCTACACCAAGACCCACGCGCTCTAAAATCGCCTCCGCTCCACCCATTGAGCGAATCAGCTCATTGGTGCCCTGTAGGGTTTCCACCATGCTGGGTATCAAGTCAGCTAACAGGGTTTGGCTAACGCCCTGGGCGGCAAATTTGAGTCGGTCTATTTCATCGTTATAGGTAGCCATGGCGTTGGCCGTGTCTTGACTGATCGTTAGCCCCAGCAACCGCGCCTCTTCGCGCATAGCAGTAATGGCCCCGGTGCCTTGGTTGACGATCTGTACCAGCTTCACGCCTTCGCTGTCCCACAACTTTTGCGCCAGCGCTACCCGGTCGCCCTCTTCGGCCACGCCCTGCATGGCTTGGGCAATACGGAAGAACTGCTCTTCCGGAGAAAGCCGCGCCAGCTCGCCCGCGCTGAGGTTAAGCTGCTCTAACGCGCCCTGCGCTTCGCCGGTGCCTTGGGCAGCCTGGGCAATGCGGCGTGTTTGCCGCTGCCACGCGGTGGCCAGTTCGTTAAACTGCACCCCACTCAGCGAGGCAACGAAATTGTATTCGCTGAGCGCTTCGGTACTCGCCCCAATGCGTAAGTTGAGCTTTTGCAGCTGGTCACCAAAGGCCACTTGGTCGCGCAGGGCGTTGACGGTAAACATACCCGCCACTATTCCAGCTAACGGGGCCGCTGCCCGACGCGCCAATGCCAGCTGACTGGCCATGCCGCTAGAGCCTTCGGCAAACTGCGCCTGCCGCCGGGTGCCGCTTTGCAACTTGGTGTTGAGTTTATCGATTTCTCGCTCAGTGTTCTTGATGGCCCGCACGCCGCCGCTAGAATCACCATCGATAATAAACTCTGTTCTAAAGCGCCGGGACATAGGAGGAATCCTTAAATTTCGGGCACAAAAAAGCCCGCGCTATAGCGGGCTGATAAAATTGAGAAAAAGATTCAGGCTACTTCTCAAATTTAATATGCAATGGTCCTGGCTCCATTCTAATGGAGTAAGCTTGCCTAACACCTTCAGCATTCAAAAATTCAATGGTGTTCTTACCTTTCACTACCGCTTTTGCAGCACCTAGGTCGGTAAGAGCTGGTTTATTATTAATACTGATGAGCACAAACCCTGCCTTTAATAGACCTGAAAGCGGAGAAGCCCTATGCACGCTTAATACTTTTAAGCCTTTATAATCATTTTCAGAATACGTAGGTTTAACCTCTCCCCCCTCAATGACCTCATCGCTCTGAGTGCTATCTGGCTCAGTCGTATCAAAAACAACACCTGCAAGCTGATCACATGAATTCTGATAGATGCTATTGATCATACTAAAAATCGCAGCAAGCATTGCGGCGCTTACTGCTTGGCCAATGGCAATTGCCCAGATGAATACATTGGGCTCTCTAACCGTTTCCATTCGCCCAAAGCCATTTGAGCGAGGCACCTCTATAAAGCCAGCTGAACTGATCGCCATAATTCCGCCAATGACAGCCAGCCCCGCAATTATCCATGCCAGTGCTACCCATCCAATCCAGCGCTCTCTATCTGGTGCTTTTGTCATCGTTTCCCTCGGCATCTATACGCCATACATTGTGATCTAGCTCAACAAGGGCGCCACAGCCTTTGCGTAACTCTGTATAGGTCTCTCCCATTTTGCAAAGTCCGCGAAAGTGCTTTGATGCCACTTTTTCGCCAAAGAGTGTTACCACACAGTTCCGGCAATATTCCGCCACGACGAATTCCCCGTTGAGTCTCCCCCAGCAGGGAACGTAACGCACTTTGCTAAGTTTGACTAGGCGCTAAAACTCGACTCTCAACCTTTCAAACACGATGCAATGGGCCTCTGCTTATTTTGACCACTCGTTATGCTTATAACGGTCAATGGCTTCACAGTTTGCCATGTTCCTTACTTTCGTTATCTCATCACTGCCAAAGCGGCGCTTTCCATCACCTGCACACGCTGCAGCGTGTCGCGGCGATCCTTCACCCCTAGCATATCCATACTGCTGGCCAAGGCGGAGCGCTCGATGCCCATGGGCTTGGGATGGTCACCGAACGGCACCACGTAACGCCACTGGCTACCGCAATCACAAAACACCTCAAACGCAGCTAGGTTGCAGGGCCAAATGGTGATGGCTTGTGGCTCTTGGGGCTTAGCGTAGCGCTCCGGCAGGCTAAAGCCCCACGCGGCAGCGTCCTCGGCCAGCTCGTTCTTACTGCTGTGCTTACCCCGCCCACGTGCCCACGCGCGGGCGAGGTCTTTCAGTTTTTTTCCACGTACTCCGGCATGCCGCTTTGCACCAGTTGCCAGCCACGGATAAGCCCGGCTAGGGCGTAGGGATCTTTAAACATGGCATCGATAACGCGGGCGTCGTCGGTCGAATCAACGATTTTTCCCTGGGCATCCTCAAAACCCCCGATGCTCAACACGTCTTCACGCACGTGGGCATGGCCGGTTAGCTCCCCTTCCTGCTCCAGCATGTTCAGCGCTTCTTGCTCGTCGGTGTCCCGAATACGAATATCGGCGGTGAACGTCTCTTCTTCCATGCCGGGGCGGCGGGTTTTGATCGTTTTAACGACCGATGGCACCCCTACCTTAAATGCTGTCATAACTGTACCTTTATGGACTAGAAACGACGACGCCCGCATAGGCGGGCGTGTCGTCGTGATTGAACGCTATATCGCTTACTTGAAGTACAAGACCAGCTCGTCGTCGCCTTGGTCGGGCAAGTGTTTGGCAGTCACTTGGTACTGCGTTTCGCCTTCGTCGTCCTCGTCACTCAGGCCGCTAAGCTGGCTTTTTACCGTGCGTACACCCACGATGTTGCCGGGTTGGGTGCCATGCTCGAACGCGACCGCCCCCACGCTGACCTCTTGGTGTGACTCTAACAACTCGAAAATATCGAATTCATCAATGCGCGGGGCTTGAAATGTCATCTGGCCGCTAGCATCCCGCGCTGAAATGCGGTGAGCGTTAAGGCCCATCTTGTTCTTATGGGTAACAGTGTTACCAAGGTCGAAGCTGAACGCATCGCCAATCGCTTGGTGGCCCATAATATTCAACGTGGTGTTGGCGTAGTTGATCGGCACTTCATCGGCTTGATCAGTAACGCTCAATGTTAGCGCTTCGGCCAGCTCTGGGCGCTCATATTGCCCCTGCAAGGTGATTTGTAGCGTGGGCATACCTTCGGCTTCACCTGTGCCGGTGACGTTCCCCCGCGACCCTTTGATACGCTGCTGCTGGCCATCGTGGCGGTAGTAAAGCGTTAGCGAATCGCCGTCGCCTTCGCTCACCGGCTCTAAGCGCACCTCGCCCGCGTCCAGATCCTCTACCACTGCCAAACGGCAGCCACGTAGCAAAGCGGTGAACGCCGGGGCCGTCACTGACGTACCAATCACGGGCGGCTCGCCGCTGCCGCTCCAGGGCACGGTTACGACCACCGACGCCATCGGACCCACGTTCACATCGGCATCACCGCCTAAATGTTCTTTCATGCGCTGCCGGGTAGCGGTATTGCCGCCATAAACGGTGTGGTCAATATCCACCACCAGCAGCAATACGCCGTCGTTCATCGGCTTGGCGACGGCGTATTCGTCTTCTAAACACGCAACCAGGGCTTTCTTACGTTCAAGTAGCGGGGTCATCTTCGCTTACCTCTTGCGGCTCTGCCGGGGCCGTCACTCGGAGCTGCTCTTTCGGCTGCTCAGTGGCGGTGGGCTGTTTAGGGGTGGGCGGTTTCGTTGGCAGTTGAATGCAGGTCTTTTTGCCGTCCTTAATGCGCCATACGCCCGCTTGTTTCGTGGCCATGGGTCACCTATGGGTTAGGGATGATTGGAAACACGTAGTGTGTTATCGATGCGCCAAAAGTCTTGCCACCACGCGTAGCGGCCTTGCAGATCCTCCAGTCGCCCGCCGTGAAAAGCCATCACCGCGCCGGCAGGGTTGGGCTGCCAGCCAAACAGCGCTTGCCGCAGCTCTTCGCGGCGGTCCCGTAGCACGCTGCCTTTACCGCTTACGATAAACACGCCGTACACCGTTTGGGTGGCCTGCCGTGCGCCCATTCCGCCCAACTGCCCGGCCAAGTCCTCAGCCATATACACCAGGGCGGCGGGGGTTTGCTCAGCAAAGTCTTTAATGGGCTTGTGGAACCATGCTTCGTCTACGTAAGCGAAGCCGGGGCACGTGGCTTTGATATGCGCGACCAGTGCCGCCGTTAGATCGTAATCATCGGCCACGGGCACCCCCTTGGCGGCTTAGCAGGTAATCGAGACGCCCGCTAAACTGCCGGGGCAGATCCTCGCGCACCATGGTTTGAGCACTGTCGATCACGCTGTGATGCGACACCATGCCGGGTATCGAGGGGCCGAACTGGATACGGGGCTGGCTTTGCGGGTCGTCCCGGTCAGCTCGCCGCAAGATGTGCCCTTTGGCGTGCCAACCGTGGGGCGTCACGATGCGCCTGCCTCGCTTCACCATCACGGTGCCTATACGCCGATGGGTACGAAACTTCTTACCCCGCACGCTGGTAGCCACCGTGCGCACTCGGCGTGAATTGGGCTTGAATTGGCTCAACGGCATACGCCGCCCGGTATAGATCAACGCGCGGCGGGCATCCCGACGGGCGCGCTGTATCTGCAAGCTTCGCTTTACCTGGGCTACCTGAACGCTATAGGTACTGCGTATATCCCTTGAGATATGCGACGCGGCTTTACGCTGCGTACCATCCAACGCAAAGCCAAACGCCTTTTCGACCAATAGTCCACCGTAGCGATTTTTCAGCGCTTGTAGCTGGTCGATGTTGTGACGATAACCGTTAATCATCACTGCACCTCGATTCTTACAAACTCGCCATCGTCCTCTAGGGTGCCAGCACACAGCCACCGCTTGCCGTTCAAGGTCACTTCACTGCGCTGGTGGTCGAAATCACCCACCAAGCCAACCGGCAGTAGCACGTTCCGCACCCGCCGACCCATGCCATTTTTATCGAACGCCTCAAACGTTGAATCGTATTGATACGGCACATCGGGCACATCGGGACCATTTGCGGGGTGGTAAGTGCAAAGGCCATCGCTGAGATGGTTAACAACCGCCTCATTGAGGCGGTTGAGGTGGTCGCCGAAGCTCATGTTTAGCTAGCCGTGTTAGCAAACAGCTTGATGTTGACCTTCGGCCGCGTGCACAGATGGGCAGGATTGGATTGCGCTTCCAGCTCTACCCCCTTGTTATGATCCAGTATTTTGGAAGAGCTGTAGAACGGAAGCCCCAGGGTGTTAACAGTATCCATGTAGTCACCCGGCGCAAAGCGGGTGATAAACAGATCCATCACGCCTTCCGGTGACGCGTAGGCCTCACTGTCTGCGATCTTGATCTTGCCGCCACCGCGATAACGCTCCCAAAAAATGCCGCCGAACATGAAGGCATCACGCGGGTCCGCGCGCAGGCGGGCACCGGACTCCCAGCGTTCGTAAGCCTCTTTCACCAGCTTGTGGCCAATGAACTTGCGCCAGAAGGTTTTGCCACAACGCACGGTAATGCCGGTGTAGCTCAATCCGCCTAGGGCTTCTTCCGTTTTTTCGTGAATGTCCAAGCAGAGGCCTTGAACATCTGTGGTGGCGGTGTCCAGCTTCATCTCAACCGTTTGCTGGGTCATGTCGAAGGCGCTGAATAGGTCATAAATGACGCTGGTGCCGTCTGAGTCCAGCACTTTGCCCATGATGGCGCCCAAGCGGTGGTATTCGTGGGTCATATCGATTCGCCCCGCCATCTTGGCTAGGCGCTGGTTAACCTTGGTTTGCACCGCTTCCATGGTGTCTTCGCTGTTAAAGGCGCGAACGTTTTGCACCTCATCTGCTAGCACAGTGGCGGTAGTAGGCAGATGAGCGGCCGTGAAGGTGACGCCTGTGCGCTTACTGCCACCAACTGGAGTGCCGGGGGCACCACGCGGTTTGGCTTCCACCAGGCCTAAGGTATCGCCGTCTTTCTCGATCACCATGTGGGTAGAGCTAATACCCTGGCCTTCGAACAAACCGGCATCGCCGATCTGATTGGGCACGTACTGCACTTCATTTATGGCTGCGGTAAGGCTGGCCATGGTGAAGATGTCAGATTCAAAGATGTTCATAAATCGTTTCCTTTCGCTAAGAAGGTGTGCCGGCTAGCGGCGACGGGGTTATCCAACATCAGTCGCGGACGATAATGCCGCGGGCGACTAGGCCGTTAGTGCCTGCCCCGACTTGAGCCTCAGAGGCTGCCGCTGGCCATGTCAGGGCTTCGCCGTGCACTTCGCAGGCGCGTACATGCACCACGCACGGCTGCTTGGTATCAGTGGCATCAGTGGCGGCATAAAGCACTGCCTTGGGGGCCTCGGTGCCGTCAGTGGCGGCTAGATCAACGGCCACGTATTCGGCATCGCCGTTTAGCGCTAGCACTGCGCCGGAGGGCAAATTACCAGCCGCTAAAACGCCTTCTTCACGCGAGCGTGCGCCGTTGGCTTCGGAAAGCACGTGTTCGCCGGTGTGACGGGACTCAACAAACTTCTTGGTCGCCATGTCAGTCTCCTGGTTGGCTAGGTATCGACGCGGCTACGCGCGCGCCTTGCGGTTGTAGCGGTCATAGATCTTGGTGTGATCAATGCCCGCCTTGTGCCCGCCTTCGGGCGAATGGCTGTTATGAATGCTGAATCGGTTGCCATGAGCAGCGGCTACGTCATAGATGTATTCGCTGGCTTGTTTGTCATCCATGCCGTTGGCAATCAGCTTTTCCATAAGCTGCGCTTGGCCAGTTGTCTGACAGGCTTTGACGATGGCGGTAATACGGGTGCGTTCCGATGCGACGGCCTGAGTCATCAGTGAGTCAGCCACGCTGGCTGCGTTTTCCTGAACCCATTCAGCCGTAATAGCGAGGCTTTCAAGCGTTGCGGGTTGCTGCTGGCGTAGCGCGATAATTTGATCGCCCAAGTCAGCCGCTTGTGCTTCGGCCTCTTCGGGGGTTAAGTCGAACGCCAGGGCTAGCGCATCAGCAGCGGTCATAGTGTCGGTGCCGTTTCCCGCTAGCTTGGCTTTCAGCGTGGCAATTTCGCCCGCTTGCTCCAGCTGTTTCATGAAGAGCTTGGGATCAGCACAGGCCACGGCTTTTAGCTGTGCGTCTGCCTCAGTGGCAAAGCCCCATTCAATGGCTTCGTCAGATCCTAAGAAGGTGTCGCCTTGATCCAGTAACGCGGCAATCGCGTCTTTATCTTTGCCCGTGGTGGCGGCATAAATGTCCACCATGGCGGCATCGATGGTTTTGAGGTTCTTGGCTGTCTCTTCCATTTCCTGAGCGTTGTAGAAACCCAGCATTAAGCCGCTTGCGCGGTGGGTCATCATGGTAGAGCCGATGGCCATCGAGCGCGTGTCCCCGGCCATCATGATGATGGTGGCAATGCTGGCGGCAGTGCCGGTCACGCGGGTATGCACCTTGGCGGTGTGGTTGCGCAGATAGTTGTAAATGCGCACGCCACTGGCGACGTCGCCACCCGGGCTGTTGATCTCTAGCGTGATTTCATCCAGTTCGCCTAACCCATCGACGGCGGCAATAAACTCGCGGGCGGGTTGTTCGCCGGTGAAATCACTGATCCAGTCAGGCGCCCAGTCGCTGCCGATAGGCTTATCAATCGAGACGATGGCTTTGCGCGGGTTATCCGCCATGGCCTGTGCTTTGAACCATTTCATGGTCAGTCCTCTTCTTCGGTGGCGGCCAGGGCTTCGAGCGCTTTCTGTAGCCCGCCGTTTTTGGCTGTAATGCGTGGGTCGGAATCCAGCACCAGGCCGTACTTATCGGCGCTGGCGTTGCCCTTGGCAATCTCGGCATCGAGCAGATCCAGCGACCAGCCGCGCTCTCCGGCTTTTTCGCTGCGTGGGGCTAGGCCGCCACGCACTTCGAGCAGATCAGCGGTGACTTCTTTCAGCGGGTCTACCCAGCTCCACTTAGGCGCGATCCAATCAATTGCTAGCAGCTGACTGCGCCGCTGCCAGTAGTTGGCGATTTGCAGGCGGCCGCTGGTGACAGCAACGTCTAGCCATTTGGCGGCAATACGTCGGCACCACTGGTGAACAATCAGATGGGCTTGTAGCGCTTCGGCGCGGCGACGGAACTCGAGGAGGCCAGCACGAATTGAGCTGTAGTTAACGCCTTTGAGGTCGCCGGTCATCTGTTCGTAGGTAATGCTGGCACCAGTGGCCACCGCTAATAGTTCGGTACGTAGCCACTCGGTGTATTGGCTCTGAATGTCTGGAGGTGTGGAGAACGTGACTTCTTCATCATCTTCTAAATAGTGAATGCCACCCGGCGTGAACTCGGTTAGCCCTTCGTCAGCTTCCCCGGGCATGGTGACGTGGGTGCCGAAAAACGGGCCGTCATCTTCGGGGTCGTGGTCGGTTTTTCGCTTAACGAATGCGCCAAACAGTTGCGCCAACTTTTGCCGCGCCAGCGTGGCATCCTGCATTTCATCTATTTCGTAGAGCCGCACAATCACACTGGTTAGCTCTGGCACGCCGCGTAACTGCCCAGGACGAGTGCGGCGGTACATGTGAATGACATTATCTGCCGGTACCGGTACACGTTCGTTGTAGGCCGCTGTCAGTTGTTCATGTGGGTGGTAGCGCCACAGGTGGTAGGCGGTACGCTGACCAATGCCATCAAACTCAATGCCCATACGAATCACGCGGCCACCAAAAGCGCGGTTAAAGGCTGGGTCGAGGTGTTCGGCTTCAATCACCTGCATCTGTATGGGCACGCTGAGGCCGTCTGTAGCTCGGCGGTATCGGATGCGGCCTAACGCTTCGCCTGCTTCGAACTGGGAACCCAGCGCCAACGCTTGCAGGCCGTAAAAGTTATCAACGCCATCGGCATCGCACTCTTCTACCCAGCGGTCCCACAGCGCTTGAGTGGCGGGGTCGCCCCATTGGGGCTTGATGCCGGTGCCCACTAGGTTGGAAACATACTTTTCCTTGGCGCTGGAGGCATAAGCGTTGTTGCGAATGGCGTTGTGGCTACGGGCCTGCAGAATAGGCAGGCTGCGTTCTATCGGTGTGTTGGGGCCGCTAACAACATTGCCCTTGCCCGCCATGCGGCGCTTCGTGCTTGCCCCTTCGTACTGAGAATTTACGGGCACCAGGTGACCGCCGCGCATCGTCATACGGATGCGCGGTTTGGTGAATGCAGTCATGTTAGAGGCCCTTCGAGGTCATCACGATACGGGATCGGGTGCGTCGCTTGTTAGCAGGTATCAATGTGGCTGCAATCGTGCGTTCTAAATCACGGAGCTTGTCGATGTCGGTTTGGGCAAACTGTACGGTGCGACCGTTGTGGGTAACGGAGACAACACGTTTGCCCAGCCCGAGATCTACAATGGCCTGCCGAACCTCGGCAAGCTGTTCGGGTGTATAGGCCATGTTCGCTCCTAAAGTCTGGGTTTCACGACACGGGCGCGTCGTTTGCGTGGCTGTTTTGCGCTTGCAGCTTCGATGGCCTGCGCTTGCGGTGCAGTGCTGTCAGGCTGAATCACCAGCATGTTGGTATCCCAGCTTTCGGCCCACGCGGGCGGCTGTTCCCAGTTGATCTTTTCAACTTTAAGGAGGATCAGCAGCGCGAGGTTATAAACACATAGGTCGAAGGCTTCGTTAGCTTTTTTGCCTGGCTTTGACCACTTGCCTGTTTTGGGGTCACGCACTTCGTAGGTCAGCTCGTCATGCCACCAGCGGCCAAGCCATGCCGGAGTGTGTAGGTAGCCCATTCCGGGATTGTTGCGATCCAGCATGGAGGCAACGGCGTCTTTCAGTAAGTCGGTGCCTAGCAGGTATAGCGGCACGTCACCTTTCGCTGAGCTTTTGCGGCTTTTGCGGCCGGTGTTGTCGGGCCATGTTTTGCGCACACGGTTAGGGGTTTTGCTACTGGCCCCCTTTAACAGGTAAACGCGATTCTGCACGCCTGCTTTGGCTAAGCGGCGGTACCATTCGTAGGCCTGATTAGTAACTGACTCTTCACCTTCACCTTCCCCGCCGGTATCAACACCCACGGCTAAAATCGGCATTCTGCGGCCTGAGCCATCGGCCAACTTGTAGGTGCGGTGGATCACATCACGGGTAATGAGATCCCAGTCTTCGGGGTGACTGGCTGGGCTGATTGCCCGTGGCTCTTGGTCATTTTCTGGGCCACGGTCGTCTTTGATGTTGAAGCGGTCGACTACCCAGGTTTCTCGGTGCGGGCCGTTACCATGCACCTGCACGACGAAGCGGCGATCTTTGCCGCCCTGCACATCAATAGTGGCGGTTAGGAACCTTACGCCATGGGGCACCGTGCGTTTGACGGTGTCTTCTGCTCTGTCCAATAGCCGTTGACTGCTGCGCTGGGTGGTTTTACGCCTGAACAGGTACGGCCTGCCCCAGTCGGTATTGATGACGGTCTTTAGCGTTTCTTGGCTATCCGTTTGGGCGTAGGTCTCTTCTGCTCGCGCCAGCTTCTCTGCCAGGCTTACCCAACTCTGAAACGCTGCACTAGGCCCTTCCATCCAAAACGAAGCGATGCGGGTTTGTCGGCGTGTCCCTATTAGTTCGCCGCTGGCCGTTAATTCCATACCTTCGGGAACCCATCGGCCTGTCAGGTTGAGCGCTCGCTTTTGCGAAGGCTCCACCAGCGTGCCACAGTGCGGGCAGAATGCTTGGCGCGCCGCTAGGTTGAAGTTGTCCATGGTGGGTGTAAACCACTGCTGACAGGAGTGCTCCTGACACTGCCAGTACCATAAACGGCGGTCGCCTTGGTTGAATAGATCCAAAATGCCGGTGGTGGGCGGCGCCATGTGAGGGCAATCTGCTGGTCGCTCCCAGTCCAGGTCTACCACTTCTCGTCCTGGCGAGCTCTCCGCCAGTGTCATTCCGGTGGAGCCAAACGTTTGCGTACGTTTTGCGCCTAGCGTGAAGGCGTCACCTTCGCCGTCGATATTTTCAGGCAAGCGGTCAAAGTCGGTAATCAGTACAAACTGGTAATCAGAGCTGGCCAATACATTTTTAGACGGCCATTTGATGCCAAGGTAATTGCCAGCCCTAAAGGTTTTGTCGTGAACATTGTTATCGTGGCCGCGCGGGCTGAGGCGCTTAGCGAGGTCTGGCGAGTTCTGCAGCATCCTGTCGATGCGCTTCTTGCTGAACTCACGCGCCTTCTCTTCCGAGATCTGAACAATCAACCCGTCGCCTGGGTCGCAGTCGATCTTATAGGCAACGTAGCCATCCACCAGGGCGTTTGTTTTACCTGTACGCGCTGGGCCTGCGAATATAACGGCGTCATAAAGGCGCGAGCCCATGCAGTCCAGCGGCTCTACCATATAAGGCGTGGCATCTGCCGACCAATCCCTAACCGTGCCGTCACCACCCACCACCTTCATGCGCTCAGCAGCGGCTTGGCTTGCGCGAATGCGGCGCGGCGGGCGTATCAGCTCAGCAACATCACGACGAATGGCAGCGGCGCTGGCTAGGTTACTCATCATCGTTGCCTTCGTCGTCACTCACAATTACTTGATACATCTGCTCGCGTAGAGCGTCGGTGGTCTTCTCTACCAGCTCAATTGCTTCTGGCGGCAAGCCTGCATCACGCTCGAGCATATCGGCGAGGCTATCCAGTCCGCTGGCAACCGCTTTAGCGAGGCGCGACATTTCCCTGTGCGCCTCCTCAACCGGTACCAAAAGGCGCATTTCCTTCTCAAGCTTTACGCGTGAGATCTCAGATGCATACCAATCTTTGCGATCGCTAGGGTGATAATCATTAGGGTCGGTAGCAGTCCCTGGCCGTGACTCGCTGAACAGCGCGGGGCCTGCATCCTTTAGTGCGTAAACGTTCGCACCGTTCCGAGAGCCAGCGGGAACCACACCCGATTCTTTGAGGCGTTTACGCACCGTGTCGCGGTGCAGACCAAACGCGTCGGCCAGCCTGGTGATGTTCCAGTTGTAGGCCTCTTCAAGGCGATTGATCTCTGCCACACGCTTGTCATCCTATCGGCACCGTACCTCTATTGATTTCGGCAGCATCGGCACCGCTAAATGCGGCAACCACGCGGATTAAAGCCAGGTGCTGCTGACGACCATGAACTGCCGAAAATTTGTCGAATTCCGCGACTGCCCGCCCCCGTGGTCTAGGCAAACACCAGCCAAAAGGACCCGCGTTTTTTTGTTTGCAATAGATCAGCGCGGCATGGGCGTGATGGCGAAGGTGACATTGGTTAAACCATGATTTTTAATTATGATTAAAGGCAAATTCGCAAAGGAAAACTTCATGAGATACTTCATTGTTAGCTTTACCATAAGTACACAGGATAATTACCAAGAGGTTTGGCAATCATTAGCAGACGAAATAAAGTTACTGTCAGTCGGAAATTACTCTGACGAAACGACATCCTTTTTTGCATTTAAAGCTGATATGACTGTCAGCAATGTTTTGCATCGCCTCTACTGCAACACTCAAATTAATGCTCAAAGAGACAAGCTGATAGTTGTAGACATCACGAACAATGAACATGCTTATATTGGTATCACTTACCCTACAATCCTCTCCAATGCCTTAGGCACAACACAAGTCAAAGTAATACCAAGCAGTTAAACCTAAAAATCAATAGCATAACGCCAAAGTTACGCCTCACTCATCTCTAGCACCATTAGTCAGAATTTCAACAACAGCCGCCCGATCTGCATTGAAACGGCGGCGCAGCGACTCATACTCAGCGAGTAACAGCAGCAGGCCCCTGTTGCTATCTAGGATCAGCGCAGGGGCAAGCAGCTCACTGGTTAGGTGTTGGGGTACTGTCGGGCAGTGGCACTGCATCTCCATCGGCTGAATGTTGGAGCTCGCGCACCCAGTCAGTGATAACAGTAGGCCTATTGCCATCGAGCCAGTCACGCGCTTCAGCATTGGTTTCTCCCAGTCTTTCCAGCGCTACTGTGCTGGCGCGCATGTCGTCAGCAATAATGGTTAGCGTTTGGTCGCGCTCGGACATGGCAGCGTTGAGCGTTTCAATCTGCTGGCGCTGCCATTGCTCGTGCTCGTGCAGAATCTCGGCCCTTTCGCGCTGGCGCTCGGCTTCGGCTTGGTAGGCGTCCCGCTGGGTAGTGACGTGCTGCCAGTAGAGATAAGCACTCACCAGGGCTAAGCCTCCCAGCGCCCCCCCCATCGCCCGACTCTTGAGCGTGCCGATCATTTGAGCAGCTTCCGAAGAAAGCCGAGAAAGATCTCGTAGAGGCCATCGGCCTTCTCCCGCATCCAGTCAGTGCCCAGGAATGCCAAGAACACGCACGGCGGGAACGCAATGATGGGCGGCCAGCCTTGTGACCCGGCGACCCACAGGAACACAGGGAACAGCGGCGTAGCCAGCAACGTGCACATCACCGCGCCTAGCAGAGAGCGCTTGAAGCTGCCGCCTTCATGAACTCCACGCACAAATGCCATAGCAAACGTCACGATAGAAACCAATGCGATTGGCATGTACTCGAGCAGCCAGTGCCAGTTGTTAGGGTCACGATTTGGCATGGCGCGTTTCTCTTTTCGTCTTGAATTCATGGCGCACCTCTCGGGCGGGCCTCGTCAGTTAGTCGATGGAAATGCCGCCAGCCGCTTTATAAACGCTCAGCAGCTCATCAGTTGCCAGTTCCCGCTGGCCATAGCCAGCGCCGGGAAGGCTCGCCCAAATCTTGCGGCAAGCGTGGATGGCGTCACGGATACGGCCGTCATGGATCAATGAAAGCGCTTTACATTGTCGAATGAGATGCACCGCACCCATGTCTTGGCTTGATGGAGTGAAGTCAGGGAGATTGAAACGCTCGGCTAAATCGTCCCAAGTGCGCGTCAAAAACTGGTACCGCCCAGCAGCGCTAGACTTAATCCTGTAAGCAGGCAGCCATACAAGCTGACGTGGGTGATCGTCGTAACTATCGAACGTCTTTCCGCCCACAATCACGTCGTAGCCGTCCTCATAACCGAAACGCGGTGTACCTTCGGCATAGGCCAGCATGTCTAGGAACGCGGAGACGTTGCCCGCGCGCGTATCTTTAGGCGGTGCTGGCTCCACGCGCAGCAGTTCCGCCTCCTGAAGCCAATGGGTAGGAGAATGAGCAGACATAGAAAGCCTCGGACACTGGAGACGTGAAGTAATCAGGCAGAAAGGATTAAACAAACGGGAACAGAGAGGAGTAAGCGGTGCCGAATAATGTTACAAGGGCTAGCCAGTCTTGGATGACTGAGCTATAGCCTAATGTTAAAACGCAAATACACCTCTCAAATGGAACCTGGAGGATCGCATGAAAAAGTGGATTATGATGGCGGCTGCAAATTGGCTGCGTAAGCCAGAAAACCAGCAGAAAGCTAAATCAGCATGGAACAAGTTTAGAGATCGCAAATCTTCGAAACAGACACCGCAACATCAGCGCAATACGACTGAGCGCCGACCTGGCGAAAACTCCGATAGGCAGCCTTAACCCCCGGGCGGAACCAACCTAGCTTCCTTGGAAAAGTAAAACTTAGAACTTAGATACGCAAAAGCCCTGCCGGTTACCCGGCAGGGCTTCGATGTGGGGTGGCTTAAGCGCGTAGCTTTGGCAGCCCACGGATTAGGATGCACCAAACCCGACACTAAAGCAAATTTTATAATCGAATGGCTTTCATCGGGTGCACCATGGTCTCCACCAAAACACGAACTGATGTAATGTATAGAATGGGGCAACATTTCATACAGTATTTCTTTAACTGCTAATATAAGCCGGACTTTTTATTAATAAAAAAATAGACGATACGCTACTGCGTTGACCCCCTCTCCTGACAGGTGCTGTACATGACACTGACATTAAATGGAAAATCTACTCAAAGACATCGTGTTAAACGATTATTTTTTCGTCTTATTTCTTTTCCCTTCGCTACGCTTCGTGGGCGCCTAGTCATTGGTGCCATAGTGCTGTGGAGTCTGCTTTGCCTCATTGTCTTAACGTTTGGCTGGAAGGCGGGACGGCTCCTGGTTAATGAGACTAATAACCAGCATCTGCGGTATGAAGCGGAACTCATCAGCAACTCTATTACATTTCAAGTGAATGAACGAGTCAGAGAACTTGAGCGTTTGGCGGAGAGTATTACGCAGCCAAGGGAAGGTGCTCTTCTTGAACAGCATGCTTATACCATGGAGCCACTCTTTGAGGCACTGCTACTCTACGATCTGAATAGCAAAATTATTGACGAGTGGCCGGCCGGCGGAGGTGCCAAAGGCTATAGTTTTGCCGATCGAGAATATGCACGCTTTATGCACGCATTTAAAACCCCATACGTCAGCGAACCTCTTATAGGACGTATTTCAAATACACCGCTGGTGCTAATGCTGGTTCCCATGCATGACAACCAGGGACGCTACACAGGCTTTTTAGGTGGTTTAGTCAATATAAAACAAAGCCGACTGTTCAGAAATTTTGAGCAAATCCGTCTGGGCGATAACGGCTATGTCACAATTACGACCGCGTCTGGACTGCGTATTTACTCCCCAGGTCAACAAGAAGCTATCGTGACATTACCCGATACTATTTCACCAGTCCTAGACAAGGCGCTGGATGGATGGGAAGGCGAAAGTGTGGGCCGCTCGCTATCAGATGAGCCTCAACTGGTAGCCTATCGACAAATTTGGCCTGCTAACTGGATCGTTGGCGTACATCTACCACAAGACCAAGCCGAAGCCCCCCTTATTGCAGGCATGAAGAAAATCACTGTTTATGCCTGGGGCGTGCTCATCCTTATCTTACCTCTAGTATGGGGAGTGATATGGATAACGTTACGCTCCCTAGTTCAGCTTGCTCAGCAGGTTCAAGAACTTCAAGATGGGCGCCGCTCTGTACTTAATATTCCGACCAGTGCGATGGAGCTTCGACGCGTCATAGATGTAATTAATGCGACAGAGTCTGCTCGTCAGGTCAGCTTAAATGATCTAGCCGAGCAGGAGGCAATGCTAAGAGGGACGCTATCCGCTTCGCCGCTGGGCATGTTTGTTACGGATCAACGTGGTCACTTGACGTTTATTAATGATTCCTTACATCAGCTATTGGGAGATGACGCCCCTAGCAGTCTAAATGACTGGAGCGACCGGGTTCACTGCGATGATCGCCAAGATGTTAGATCGGCTTGGCTGCGTAGTCTTGTAAAACAATCGAGCTTTGCGCGTCAATTTCGCTTCGTAGGTACTAATCAAGAGTTGTACTGGTTAGATGTGCATACAGCCGCTATTCGTGTAAACGATAAGTTCATAGGGACCGTCGGCACGGTGCGAGATATTACCCAACATTACAATGATTATGCTCAAAAGAACTGGGAAGCAGAGCATGACCCTCTGACCCGCTTGCTTAATCGTCGTGGGCTTAGGAGGCACCTAAAAGAGTTGTTTAATCAATGGCAAAGTACGGAAAAACCGACAGCAGTTATTCTTTTCGATCTGGATCATTTTAAACCGGTGAACGACCAAGGAGGTCACGCCCTCGGCGATCAAATGCTTCAACAGATCGCTAGTGTTATACAAAACGAAGTGCGAAGCAGTGATTATACAGCTCGCCAAGGCGGGGATGAATTTGCCATTCTGCTGCCAGGCTGCACACCAGAGCGTGCCCCTATGATTGCTGAGTCCCTGCGCGCAAGCATTGCCGCTTGCTCAGTTGAAGCTAATGGACGCCAATGGAAAGTTACCGCAAGTATAGGTGTGAGCCACTTCCACAAAGGCGATAAGACTATCGATGATGTTCTATCTCGCGCTGATGCGGCCAGCTATCGAGCTAAGAAGAATGGACGCAATCAAATTGAAGTGTCGGAGGTGAAGCCTAAATTTTTAATAGTCGTTTAGACTATAGAGATAGTCAGAGCGTTGGCCATCATTTTTGGCCAACGCAACCCAATCTATTCCTGCCCGACCTCCCCCAGCGCCAACACTTGCCATAACCGCTTACGCCCCCGCTTACCCGCCACCTGCAACGCCTCAACACTCTCAAAATGTCTAACGCCCTCATTCATCCCCAGCGCTCTGAGCAATACCTCCTGTCGTTCCACCATCTGCCTCGCCGTGACCATCCACTTGCTAGCGCCCATCTTCTCGGGACGCACCCGGGCAGCCTGTAATAGCATTGCCGCGGCTTGGCGTTTGGGTAGTTGATCAAGCATTACGCCGCAGGCTTTATGCCACTCGCTTTGAGGGTGGTAGCGAAGTGCGGCCAGCATGGCCTGATCACTACGCCCACCGCCGCCCGGCATCTCTCCCGCTAGAGCCGTCACACTGAACGGTTGGAAGCCAGGGTTATCGTGGCGATAATCCAGCTGCAGCTCCAGCATGGTGTCAATGATGCGGAACACCGCTGCATCACGCGCTCGTTCATCACTCTTTGCGGCCTCAACGACATGCCAGGGGTTTGCTACCCGCTTCCAATCATCAAACTGCATCTGGCTCCCTTTCTGCTGTGCCATCACCCTTTTCTCCACTCGGTACCGTTTTCCAGCGCCAGCCGCTCGCCGACTATTTGCGTGCGGGGCCAACTGACATATTCCCTAAGCACTGCTTTTGCCTCCTCGAGTCCCAGCGCCAGTACGGCGCAATAGCCCTCAAATTCGCTATCTTCCAGCCACTCGAATTGGCTATCGGCTAACGGCGCATCCTTTGGTGGGGTGGCCTTGAACTCAAGGTACAAGCCAAACCAGCCACCACGGGCCTGACGTACAGAAAGATCGCTAACACCTGCCTTCACGCCTTGCCGCTTGAGGTCACTCGCGGTTTTCTTATTGCGGTGGCCACCGTTGGGCACATGGAAGGTGGCGTCGTATAACTCGCCTACCAGCTGGCCACGCATCTTCTCGCCATAGAGCCAACGAATCAGCACGGCTTGCTCCTGCCCTTCCCAATCCACTGGTTTGGCTCTGGGTGTACCGTTCTTAGTCAAGGCACGCGGGCGGCGCGGCTTTTGAATGCGTAGCGTCAAACCGTCCCCCCGGCCTTACGGCTCATTGACTGCTGACTGCGCTCCCAGCGTTGGTAGTCCGCCACAATCCGTTCGAGCATCTCTCTGGCCTGATTGTTGTGATCTAGCTCTGCACGGCTTTGGATACTGCAGGCTTTGCGCAACCACCTAGTCGCTCCAGCCGCTTTAAAGGTACCGTCTGGGAATTGATGAACCGCTAATTCATTCTTAGCGCGCCAGCGCTGGTCCAGGTAAAGCCAGAAGCGCGGGTTCTGACACAGCATCGCGGCACGGCGTGCCTCTTGGCCGCCTTTTAGTTGATCAGCCATCGTCTTGCTCTCCTCACTGATTGATATCCTTGGCCCCCAGGCAAAATGCGATTGTCCAGCAGGTAATCACAAGAAAGACGCCCACGAGCACGCCGAACAGGAAACAGGTCACGCCATCGATCATTGAACACCCCCACGCTGTTGACGACGGAGGCAAAGTTTGCAGGCGGGCAATGGTTCACCGGTGCCAGGGTCGCGGAAGTCGTCGGCGCTTTTGCGGTAGTGGCACTGGGGGCATTTAGGGCGGTTATAAACACGACTCAACATGGTTAACGCCCTCCCATCGCAGCAAGCGGCGCGCCCGCCTGCGCTAACAACTCACGACGGCGAGCTTCTTCTTGCTCCTGCGCTTCGCGGCGGGCTTGAGCTTGGGCATCCGCCGGTTTATTGATGATCTCGCGCAGCTGGCTCACCATCCGCATACGCTGGCGCTGCCCCTCTTGGGTCAAGGGCTTTTCCGGCGGCGGCAGCAAGTGCGCCACCTTCGGCGCAGGTAGCTTGCCTGCAGAAACGGCTTCGTTCAGCACGCTCTCGCGGCGCTGCTGGTCATGCCCAAGCGATACCTGCCACTGGGGCTGGCGCCCTTCTGCCTTCGCCGCCTCCAGTTCACGCTCATACGCCGCCAGGAACGCCATGCGGCCACCAATTTGGTCACCTCCGGACAGCACCGGCTTGGCCACACCCAGCGCCCGAGCAATCTCTGGAGTCCACACAACGGTTTCCTGTTCGTCCAAGCTACGCAGAGCTAACGCCCAAGCCTCGTTCGGCAACAGGTGCGCATTGGCACTCGGTAGCCGGTCGATAATCGCAGCCAGGGTCAGCTTGCCGTGTAGCTCTGCTCGGCAGCGCGCCAGCGCACGGTGGATCTCCTCGAACGGGTAAGCGCTTAGGTCTTCCGCGATCAACATGCCCGCCGAGGGCCGCATTTCCTGCCCAAGTACTTCCGCCGTGGCGTAAACAAGATCAAGCACCTGTTCGTGCTGTACGTCGGTTAGTGGCATGACGATCTCTCCTGCTGGGCGCGGCGCTGCCGTAACATGGCTTTCGCCTGCTCAAGGTTACTGAGGTTGGATTGGGTGCTATCGACCTGGCGCGCTTGGGTCTGGGTAACTTGAACGCCGGTGGTGCACTGCGTGGCGATCGCTTCGCAGTCAGCGAGCAGCAGCGACACGGGATGCACTTTGCTCAGGTAAAACTGGTGGTTCATCTGGAGGTAGAACGCCGCCACCTTGGGCGCGAGCATAGCCCCTACGCGGTCGACCAGTTGCGACATCTGCCCTGCCGTCTTCTGGTTCCACACGGGCCATGTGCGATAACGCGCTCGGTAAGCACAGGCATAGTTCGCCCAAGCTTTGAACGTCTTGGCATTAGGGTCGCGGGTACCGGGCATGTCGGCAGGAATACGCGCCAGCAAGTCAGCGCCCAGGTAATCCCCCTCTGAAGCATCGGGGCTTGCCCCCGGTGCAACAGTACTAATACTGGACCCCTCTAACTGAACCCCTAAACCTGACCCCCTCTCTTCACGGTTTTCCGAATACCCCTCTTCGACATTTCGAGTAGGGTTCTCCCCGTTTTTCGAATACCCCTCTTCGGGATCTCGAATAGGGTTATCCTCGTTTTTCGAATACCCCTCTTCGGTTTTCCGAGCACCAGCGCCAGCCGTCTCAAGCGGGCGTTTCATAAAGATACGGCGCTCAACAATTTGCTTGCCTTCGCGGATCTGATCGACACGCACCCAGCCCTTTTTCTTGAGTGAGCTAATCACCTCAGAAACACGGTTAGGCGAGAGGCCAAAGAACTCGGCCAACTTCTTGTTGGACTTGAAACAGCCCTTCTGGGGGTGCTGCAGGCTGTCGATCTCGATCAGCATCACTTTCTCTTGCAGTGAGAGCTCACGATTCAGCCATATCTCGGCGGGTATCCAGACACCACGGAAGGCGCGTTCTTCGGTCATGGCGCACCTCTCATTAATAAATTTGAGCAGTTGGCAAGTATCAGAACTAAACTGGATTCTGAGTTACATTTATTCACACTTAGCAACGGAGTCTTCCGATGAATCCTGATAATGCCCAGGCGATACATAAATGGGGCCCGCCAAAAAAGAGCCCGTTTGATCCGCCGATAGATATGCCTGAGGGGCCACCACACCTTCCTGATGACGACGACGATCCTGATGATTGGGATCAGTAAAGCGGCCGGTAGTGAGGAATTTTCATGAATACAAATGCCACACATCAAAGGGCAAATGTTCCTTACAAAGCGAAAGCCAAAACTCGATACTCCATTCAATATCTCCTGCTCCAAGAAAGGTTGTTCCATCGCTTGGCTAACACGTTCAAGTTCATAAACTTGATGGGAGGGAGCGCTGCATTCATTAGCGTTTTCGTTAACCAAACACCCATCACTGCATTCAGTGGTTTGCTGATCGCGATAACAACCACCCTGGATTTCGTCATCAAGACCGATGAAAGGGCTAAACAATGCTTGGACGTAAGGTTGAGGTATCAAAAGCTGCTTAATGACAGACGTCGTTATACACCTGAAGAATACGCGTTTGAGTCGGGAAATATTGGCATGATGCAGGCCCCTTCGATATCGGGACTGCAATACCCTGCTTATAACGACACTGTGAGGCAGCTTGGCCATTCGAATCGCGTGCATCGCCTGACAAAGTGGCAGAGATTTCTGAAATGCATGGTTTAAGGCTACGCCTTGGCTTAAGTGAGGCCGCTTCATGCCACCTCCCACAAATAGAAAGCCACACCGCATCCCGCTAGAGTGATAGTTGCAACACCATCCACTAATAGAAGGGAAACGACGTGGCTAAACCGGATCAAAAGCTTAAAAACGAAATACTTGAGGCCGCAGCTAGCAGCTTCCCCAATCCATTTGAAGTTGATAGCTGGAACCGAGAACTGGGCAAAGACGTAGTCACTGCGACGGTCAGCTATCTGAAAGAGCATGGTCTGGTGGAAGCCACCGGGCGTGTGAGAATGGGTGTGCTCGACAGCTTTCACGATGTCACTATCACCAGCGCGGGCTTTGACTACCTCAGCGAAGACGGTGGACTGACCGCAGAGCTGGGCGTTGTGACCGTTCGAATTGAAGCCGAAACGATTCAAGCGCTGGTCGCTGCTCAGATCGAAATGACGGATGCAACTAGGCAAGAGAAGAACCTCCTGCGCCAGCAACTTCAGGCGCTTTCGAAAGAGGGCCACCAGCGTCTAGCCAGCCAACTGATTCGCCTAGGTCTAGAGGCGGCTCCGCGCTCCATTGAATGGCTGAAAACACTGATCGTCCCTTGATCACGTCAATCTGCTTGAACAGCAGATACCCACTTCCCATGCAAAAACACAGGTACTCCACCGTTTGTGGGCGGCAGGCAAATCGAAGCTCTAGCGCCAGCCCTTTGCCTTCCTCAAACCACACACGGCTATCAAGTAGGTGGGCAGCGCTTGGAAAGCCCGATTTCGAATCTGGAAAGAAATGCGTGGCAGGCATAGGCTGCGCCAGCGTCTTATCCGTTAGCAACTTGCTCATACCGTACCCCCTAAATAGAAAGCCACACCGCATCCCGCTAGAGTGATAGTTGCGACACCATTCACTAATAGAAGGAAAACGACGTGGCTGAAAACGAATACGATGCCCTTTGGGATGCCCATGAGCGTGAAGAATTTAAGAGACGCCATATCGACCCAAATGAATGTTTGGTCGACGATCAACTGGAGGTTACGCGCGAAGTGCTTAAGCAATTCATGATCATATTTCTTGAGCACCACTTGAGCCGCCGCTATTGCAGCTTGGGGCTGGCCCTTGAAGGTGTTGAGTTGTTCCAAGCGCGTGCCGCTGAGGTCCACCATTGGCATCCAAGCGAAACCCAAGGAATGAATGTCGACGATTTGCTGATCTTGTTGGCCGGAGAGTTTGAGCATGTGGCTATCCCTCCCGACGCGCGTGAGGTGATACGGATGAGGACGCCTTATCTTCCTGAGTGGTTTGATATTGAGGCTCGCCTCGCTTAGCCCCTTTTTTGGGAACTTGCGTAAGCGGTAACCCCAAGCGCTGGCGATAGAGCGCCAGCGTTTCGGCCATTTGATCAGCCTCTTCTCTAAGCGCCTTGGCGCTCCATTCCAGGCCAGCCGCCTTGTGATATTTCTCCTGGATACCTTCGATCAACCCGCCCAAGGCTTTTTCAACTTCCCACTGTTCCATTTCCTCGAGCGGTGGCCCGATGTGCCCAAGCCCCTGCTTGAGTGAGTCAAGGCGCCGCTGAAGCTCTGCCGTGCTGAACTGGCTCTGGTTGCTCATATCCTCACCTCACAAATACCTGTACGTGCATTCACCCCGTTCACGAGGAGGCAACCATTGGTTCACTGGGTGTAGCCTTAGAGTCAGACGCATGAGGGGCCGAATGATCTAACAGCCATTCAGCAGTGAACGCTCCACCGCTTGCGGCTGCTATCCGCTGAGCATGCTGGGTTTCACCGGTGTATTCGGTGCGAGGCAAAGAACCACGATGAAGCCACTTATAAACGCCTCTTTTACTGATTCCACATACGCGGGCGCACTCTGCGACCCCCCCGATAGAATCGATTGCATGACGCAATATGCTCATATGGCTAAACCTTCCAACAATGTACTTTGAGTACATATTAGACGGGTACTGTAAGTACACGCAAGTGGTGTAAATATGGAACCTATGGTTCACATAGATTCACGGGACGATTTCAGCGCCCGCTTAAAAGAAGCAATTCGTCAGGCAGGACAGGACGGTCATGGAATGGGAGCTAGACTCGCCAGGATTGCTCGCGTCACGCCAAAAGCATCCAGTAAGTGGCTTAATGGTGAAAGCCGCCCTGGGCACGATAAGCTGGTTGCTCTATGCAAATGGCTAAACGTCCGGGAAGAATGGCTTGAATACGGACGTGAGCCAATGCGCGCAGGCATTTCCAGCCACGATAATGGCGAGACTCAAGGGCACGCAAAAAATCTAGCTATTCTCGCGTCCCCACGTTCACAACAAATTCTTAATTGTATTGCGGAGGCCGCACAAGACGGCCGCTTAACCGAAGATGATCTGATACTGCTAGATCAAATTGCTAACAAGCTCGCATCAACCCAGATAAAACAAAGCAATAATCCAACAGCTCGGGAACGCCTAGTGGAGGGGGTCAGGGATGCCAATAAAAATACTGATGGAGGATGATTACCGTGGCTCAGCACAAAGCGCGGTTGTGGCCGACGGTGAGCTAGCTCATACACACATTGCCCTATTAAACTTAGACAAAAGCATCAACCCTCAACCCTGTTATGTAAAATTTTATCCAGATGAACTAGCGCCCGGCCAAGAGCATCGAGGCCTAGTGAATGAAATAGTGGGACATATCATTGCCCATGAGGTAGGGGCTTGTGTGCCTGACTCTGCGGGGCTAATTTTCATCCCGCCTAGTCACTTAGCTTCTTGCCCTGAATGGGCCTCGCATGATGAGGGTGAGCTTTTGGTGGGCTGGTGGAGCCAAGATATGGCTTACCCATCATTGAAAGCGCATTATAATATTCCTTCCAAGCCGACAAAAAAACACGAGCAAGCGATCTTGGCTGCAATAGAAGAGCTTGCTAGCAGTCCCGATGTTCACGATACGATTGCGTTAGATAACTTGCTAGCCAACACTGACCGCAACATAGGCAATTTATTAAGAAAGGTTCGTGGACGTTACGTGCTAATAGATCATGGTTGCTGTTTGACAGGAGAATCTTGGCTTCCCGGTAGTCTCGACCCACATAAGAAATACGAAAATAAAGTTATTCTAGCGACTCGACCAGCCTCCGACCAATGGCGATTTAAATCTGCTACATTAAAATCGCACGATTCGATCGTTGAGCAGCTTGATGAAGCTCTTGAAACTCTTAAGCCTTGGTTGAAACACGCAGTTAACAGTGAAGATGTGGACGCAATTGATCACTTCCTTCGTGAACGTGGCTCCCCAGGATGCTTTGCTAAACAAATAGGGCTAGTAGTATGAGCATAGCCAACCGGTTGCTTAAAAACCTACAGCAAAACAACGACGCACCGGAAGTGAAACTAATGCGCGGGCGTTGGTTTAATATCCGCCTACAACCCAATTTGCTGGCGGGAGAATATCTCAATGTAGGCGTCGGCTTTGTAGACCAAACAGGGCGACTCCACACTCGGTTTACCGATAACCTCTCAAGATTACGCTGTCTTTACGACGACCGAGTAGATATTGAAGATATGCAAATGCTGATGGGCTTAGCAGCCGATCAGTTCGATCGCGAGCGATACGAATCTGATATGCCCAAGTCGATTAGTCCTCAGCTCAGCTTTAGCCCACCTAGCTATGCGGCTGGTGCTAGCATTGATGACATTTTGAATACTTTTTTTTATCAGACGGTATCTCTAGTGCCGCCGCTTGAAGAGCCTGAAACATCCAAACGCCCAAACTTCCGTGGGTACACCAACGCTGCGGTTAGAAAAGAACTTTTCCAATGGATGTTTAAGCATAATCAGCAAATAGCTAGCCGAATATTCGCCGATAACTCTACCTTTAAGATTCGCGCCAGCGACGGTGGTCGTTCTGAGGAGCACTCGCTTGACCTACCTTTGCGCCAACCTAACAAGCTCGCTGGCAGTGTTGTGTCTGCCTACTGCGGCCTATCTCAAACCGCAGAAATTCGCTTATTGCAATCCGCTATGTCGATCAATACTGCCAAGCGCCATTTAGATAGCGAGAAGATTGGTTTATTTGTTCTACGCCCTGATCACGCCAGCGGGTTAGATAAAAAAACTCTCGGTCGCTTTGACGATATGATCGACGAGAATATATGGCAGTTACGTGACGCAGGGGTGCATGTTGGCGTGGAGCCGTCGGTTGAGCGACTAGGCAAAGAAATAGCCGAATGGGCTGCTTGATAATCTTGGGGATATAATGGGCCTTGAAAAAGCTTGGAGTGTTGATACTTTCCTGGCTGTTGGTGGCATAGTCTTCACTATAGCGCGCTTCTAAACGCTGCCTCACAAGCTGCTAGCGCGCCCCTTCCAAAACCACCCATTTAGGCGGTTTCTTAATGTGCCTTTCTCTATCTAGCACTTCCTCATGGCAAGATGTCCATTTGTAAGAGATCTCTTACAAACAATCATTAGGCATTATGTCAATATAACTCCCTATAAAGCATCACAACCATAACCACATTTAGGGAGCTTGCTATGTCTGAAGGCACCATTTTTTTAATCATCATTATCGGGCTTATTGTATCCGGATGGGTCTTTGGTTTCGTCTTTCGGCGCAAATTTAATCAGCAGTTAAATGAAACAGAACGCGTGCGCCGATCCGTGGATCACCTATGGCAATATGAAGGCATCCATGATGCCGATGAGCACGCCAAAGGATTGATTAACGGCGCTGAAAAAATCGTTCAAAATGCGCAACAACGCGCAGAAAAAATACTCTCTGACGCTGAATTAGAGAGCAAGCAACTCATAAAAGAAGGACAAGCGAAGGGCCAAGATACTCGCCAAAAAGCCGACGCAGTGTTAGCAAACGCCGAACACCAAGCAAGGCAGATTATTACTGACGCGAGGCGACAGGCTGAGGAAACGGCAGGCAATGCGCTGAAAGCCGTTGAAGACGCCAAGCTATATGAGCAAACAGCGAAAGCGATGCGCAATATTATAGAGGGTTACCACGACGATTATATCGTTCCAAATGCCAGCTTACTGGATGACCTCGCGGAGGATTTTTCACACAAAGACGCTGGTGAAAAGCTAAAACAAGCTCGTAAGCACAGCCGCGATATGGCCAAAAATGGCCGCGCTGGCGACTGTGATTATAAAGAAGCCATGCGCAAAGAGTACGCCATCCACTTTGCGGTAGATGCCTTTAACGGCAAAGTCGATTCCATACTTTCAAAAGTTAAGCATGACAACTACGGCAAGCTTAAACAGGCGGTTTTAGACGCCTTTGCCATCGTCAACCATAATGGCAAGCCTTTTAAAAATGCGCGCATTACAGACCTGTACTTACAAGCTCGATTAGAAGAACTCAGATGGGCCGTCGCGGCTATGGAGCTGCGCAGGATTGAGCAGGAGGAGCAGCGCGAAATCCGAGAGCAAATGAGAGAGGAAGAAAAAGCCCGTCGAGACATTGAGAAAGCCCGCAAGGAGGCGGAAAAAGAAGAGAGAATGCTTGCCAAAGCCATGGCAGAAGCACGCAAGCAAATGGAAAACGCCAGTGAAGCTGAACGGCTGCAGTTTCAAGAGCGCCTTAATGAGCTCGAAAGCCAACTGGAAGAAGCAGAAGCACGCGGGCAGCGAGCACTTTCAATGGCCCAGCAAACGAAACGTGGGCACGTTTACATTATTTCCAACATTGGTTCGTTTGGACAAAATGTTCTCAAAATAGGCATGACACGTAGGCTAGAGCCAATGGATCGCGTTAAAGAGCTAGGCGATGCCAGTGTGCCCTTCTCTTTTGATGTACACGCCATGATTTACTCAGAAGATGCGCCTAGCTTAGAAAAAGAGCTGCATCGTACATTTGCAGAGCACCAAGTCAATCGCATTAACCCTCGCAAAGAGTTCTTTGATGTGCCCATTAAATCTGTACGCCAAGTTATTGACGAACAGGGGCATGAGGTTCATTGGACAATGAAGGCCGAAGCCCAGGAGTACTACGAATCCAAGGCCATTGCAGAAAAACAACAGCTCCACGCAGTGTCTTAACTCGACGCTAAAACCTAAGCCGCCCATCGAGGCGGTTTTTTATGCCTGCCCTTTTGGCCTGACATTTACCCACCCCATACCACTCCGTCCTGAATGGATTCCACAACGGCATACGTGAACTCGACCTACAAAAGTGTACTTATGGTACTTGACTAAAATGTACTTGCAGTACAAAGTTAGTGCATAACGAATCAAGCCTGGGATCACATCAATGCAATCACCAACAGCACAATACGTCGTTTTTGCAGGCTGGCGGTGCCAGTACGGCAAACGCAATAGCGGCCTACCCACTCTAGTGCAAGCTCAAGTAGCCGCAGGACTTGCCGCTGGGTTAACGCAAAAAGAAATCGCCAAACTGCGCGGCGTATCGCCTACTTCCGTTCGCACCACGGCCGAAGCGCTCTACTGGCATTTAGGTGTTTATCGCGCCGCCGCAGCTGTTGCTATAGCCATGCGCCGCGGCTGGATAGCACCGCTACTCATCGCACTCATTATCAGCGGCATCAACCCAGACACCGACACGATGCGCCATCGCCAGCCAGTACGCACCCGCCAGCAGGTCAGCGCCAGCCGCAATGTTAGCCGCCGCGATACAGGGAGCGTGTACGCATGAACTTCCACATCAAACAAGCGCTGCTGCGCATCAAAGGCACCGCGCGCGCCATGCGTGAAGACGCCGAAGCCGCACGCACCAAAAGCATCCCTATCGAACCGGCCGCGCTCGACCACTACGCCGCGATGCTCGACAAGGCCCTCGACACACTTAAAACCCAAGGCGGTGCCCAATGAGCAACCAACGTACAAACACTAAATGGGCAGTTGCCCTGCTCGCTCTTGTAGCAGCTATGGGAATGCTAGCCGAGGGCGAAGCCGAAGATGCCGAGCGCGACGTTCTTGTTTATTGCGAGGGCGTGGCTGTTTTCGAAGCCGAAAAAGCACGGGGCGTGCCGCTTGAAAACCGTACAGGCCATTACGACTGGGACGACTCAATCGATGTAGCGGAACAGTGCCCAGGCATGCGCCCAGCCGCACCAGCCAGCGAGCCCCACTACTCCGCCCCTGCACAGCTCGCCATGCCCGAGACCGTGCCACTCCATCAACTGGTTCAGTTTTGAGGGGGGCTGGCGTATGTACATGCTCAACCGGCTTGGCCAGCGAATCATCGTCGGCAATCGCCGACGCCACTGCCGGTGCCGGTCGTGCGGTGCCCGCCAAGTAAAAGCCAAGCACCCCGCGGAGTACTTACGCCGCATTCGCTGCAAAAGTTGTGGGGAGTTCGACACGCTGCGCATCGACAAATGGGCGGATCGGCGCAGCTGGCGGCACCAAACATGCTACTGCGATGGCTACCACTTCCCCCATCGGATCCGCTCAGAGTTTTGCTATCACAACCCCAACTATCCCGCCGATGAAGCGCAGCGCGCGATGTACGGCGGCATATGAGCCAGTCATGACCTTTGATGAACAGTTCGACCGAATTTTCAAACAGCCAGCGCCAGCAGAGGACGACGCCGGCGAAAACAATCAGGACAGCGAGGTGCCGTCATGAGCGCGATATACACAACTGACCCAAACACCGGCGAAAGCGTCACACTCAGCGAGCTAGCACGTCGCCACGACTTACACGTAGGCACCCTTTCCCGCCGCTACGCCAGCGGACACCGTGGCCGAACACTGGTAAAGCCCTTTAACAGCGTAACCGCTGCGGAAAAACAACATGCTAAAGCAAGGGCTGAAGCAGCCCGAAAGCAATCCATCATTAGCGCCAGCGGTGTCGCGCTTACTCGGCCGTTTAAGCATATTGCCAGCGTCAGCAAAATGGCTGGGGGTGGGCAGTGAGCGAATACACACAAGGCGTAGTCGCTGACGGTGCTGCCATCCTTAAGGACGGCCAACCGCTGACCATTGAGCAGGTCCTAGAAGCGCTACGGGAGCGCGAAGCCCTCGCGGCACATGTGAAACGTTTAACGGAGGCGCTCAACCACAGCATGCTGGACTGGATTATATGTGGCATGGCAACAAACGGCCGCCTCAAAGAAGATGGCCCAATGGCTATGTATCAGGAGTTAAAAAACGCTCTTGCTGATAATCCAGCCAGCAGCCTCACACACCGTGATGCGCTAAAGCAGGCGGAGGCGTTGGAAAATCTTTACAACGACATCCAGCGCCAAAACACAGGCGGAATGATACGCCAGGGTATCTTGCTGGATCGCGCTATAGAGCTACGCCAACAAGTAGAGGACCAACAATGACCCAGCCCACCCACACCCGCCGGGTAGGCGGTGGAAAGTTCCAGGAGATAGCGCAACACCAAGGCGCCGGTGCTGAGCTGGAGGGGAAATGGCTGGTGCTCTACCGGGATCTCGAAAAGGGTATCGACAGCATCACCAATCTGCATGAATGGGAATGTAACTGGCGTGAGATTAAGCCCGATGATTGCTCTGTCTGTATGGGCACCGGTCACGACCACATCAAAGGCAATAAGGATCGCCCATGCGGCCACTGCTACGGCCTGGGCAGAGTTCGCAAAGATGGCAGCACCCCGGCCGATATGTGGGAGCTATCCGAAGTTGCAAAACGGATCATCATTGCTCTCGAGAATGACGTGAATGAGATGGCTGAGGCCCTAGCCCTCCCCGGCGTCCGGGAACTTATCGAGCAGCAGCGCCAGCAAGTTGCTATCGACAGCATGGCTCGGCAGGAGCAGGAATGGCGAGACAGTCGCGGCCACGGCCCTGGCGGCCAGAGGATGACAGGAGACTGATATGTCGGTGCTTACCTACACACCAAAAGAGGCATCCAAAGCGCTCAGCGTGTCGGTGGCCACCGTATACCGCTGGATGGATGACGGCACCCTACCCGTAGTGCTGCTGGGTAAGCGCCGGATGATTCACGCAGAGCGGTTGCGGCAAAAACTGGACGCCGACTGCGCTGGGCAGCAAACTAATTACGCGCCCGGCGTGGTGAAAGGAGAAACACCATGCCTCACAAACGTAAGGGGTCACCGTATTGGTGGACCAAAATCACCCCGCCGGGAGGCGGTACGCCGATTAGACGCTCTACTGGGACGGTAGACTATCGGGAAGCAAAAGCGCTTGAAGCCAAGTGGCGATCGGAGCTCTATCAACAAAATGCTTGGGGCACAGCGCCCCAGCACTCATTCGCCGAAGTTGCGACAGAGTTTCTGGTTGCCAGCAAGGAAAAGCGAACCTTTGGGGATATACAGCGTCGAGTCGGCCGGCTCTACGACCACTTTGGGCCAGACGTCGTCATGGAAGAAATGGCCGGAAAGGACGTGCGGGAGTTTATCTCTGCTCGGCAAGCCGATGGCGTGAAGCCAGCGACCATCAACCGGGAACTATCGATTCTCAGCGCGATGATCAACCACGCGATTGAGCAATTAGAGTGGCCCATGAGCAATCCTGTTCGCGGCAGGAAGCTCAAGGAACCAGAGGGACGCGTGAGGTGGATTACTCACAATGAGGCAGATCGGTTAGTAACAGCAGCCAAAACGCAGCGAAGCGGTGAGCGGCTGGCAGACTTCATTCTATTGGCTCTGAACACAGGCGCCAGGATGAACGAACTGTTGAAAATGAGCTGGAGTCGCGTCGACTTCCATAATGCCTTACTACATCTGGAAGGTGAAGACACGAAAAGCGCCAAGCGTCGGTCGGTGCCGCTGAATGATGCAGCGCTGGCAGCTTTAAAACGGCGCTGGGTATGGGTGTCGCAAAACTGCCCATACAGTGAATGGGTATTTGCCAAGGCTAACGGTGAACGCCTGGGATGCATCCGGCAAGGGTTTAAAAGTGCGTGCACCACTGCTCGCATCACGAACTTCCGAATCCACGATCTCAGGCACACATGCGCAAGCTGGATGATCAGCGAAGGCGTGCCGCTTATGGACGTAAAAGAAGTGCTCGGACACTCCACCGTGAAGATGACCGAGAAGTATGCCCACCTGGCACCCCACCGCGCACGCGATGCGGTTAACCAGTTGGGCCAGCGCTCGAATAGAAGCAGCCCGGCCGAAGTGGCTCAGGATTTCCAGACACAATCTGGACACACTGAAAGACCGGTGAATTTAATAGAGGGCATGCTAGGAAGGAAACGCAGAGCCTAG